TAGCAAATTCTTCTGGTATTTTATACGACATGCACTGTGGTACAAATCTAGCAATCCATTTCAAAAACTTGGGTCCATCACCATATCTTAAGTAAAGTCTCCAACAATTTTCTCTTTTCTTTACGTAAGATTTAATCCCAAATCTTTGGTCTAGTATTTTAGGAACAATATTCGCTTGTCTTTTGGGGATATTCCCCATAGCTATTTCCACACATGCTGATTTAGGAACCTCGTTTCCATTTTTGTTTAATTTTCGTCGCCAATATCCATCATCCAAATACCAAATTGCTAAACCTATAACATCAATATCTTTAAGTATTTCTACAAAATTTTTATTTCCGGCGTTCGTGTAATAATTTTTTCTCATATCCTTTATACACAGAGTTCTTTTAAGTCGCAAATTACTAGTATTATTTTTTCTTATATCTATAGTTGCACACATATTTCCCCAAATGTTTTTCTTAAACTTGCTATATTCTAATTGTTTTGGTCCGTGACTTTCTTGAAATTGACCACCCTTTGATAAGCTTCCATCCCCTAAAAGCGATCCCAACATTATACTTTTTTGTATATCTGAAAATTTTGGAGTTCCAGTTGCCACCAAATCAGAATTAACTAATTCAGATACTTTAACCCATCCTCTTTTAGTTAATATTTTGTGATCATTAGTCGCAATAAAACCAACATCACCCTTTGAATTTTTCTTTCCGTTTACAAAACTAATCTTATAAGCTTTTCTTTTGCCAAGTTTGCTACTATACCATCCATTAATTTTTTTCCAACAAAATTTACCAGTGTGTGGATCAACAGATAAAGCTTTACCATCCCATTTTTGTTTAACTATATCTATTATTCTTTTATTTCCTTCTTCTGTTTTAACTATTGTGCTATAGTTTAAACATTTACATATATTTGATATGAAACACTCTTCTCTCTTTAGTTCGACCCTCTGCAACATAATATTCAAAACATTACCACTTCTGCCCACAAACGGGTTTCCTTGCTTAGCCTCATTTTCACCCGGCGCTTCCCCAATAATCATAACCCCGTTTGCACATGTTCCCGCACCAACGACGGGAGACAACTGCCCACGAAGTTTACACCTTTTACATGTCTCAATTGACCCATTTTTGACCCATTCTTCGGTTTTTATCTCCGGTTTTTGTTCAACAGTCTCAACCTCTATTTCTTTTGCCCCACAGGAGGCGTTGATTAGCCGCTCACACGTTTTATTTACGTCAAGGGTGTTCACCCCTAAAAAGTCATATTTGATTAAACCAAGGGCCTCTACGTCCTCCATATCAAGCCCTGTAACCAAACCAAGCTTGGAATCATATGTAAGTGGTATCAAATCGCTCAGAGACTGATTTGCTATAACTAATCCAGCAGCATGAGTGCTTCGCTGGCGTTTTACTCCCTCAAGCCCCTTGGCCATTTCCCATATTTTTGGGTATTTCTTTTCTTCTTCTTGTAGCTCAGGAACCATTTTCAGGGCTTTTTCGAGCGTTATATCAGGATCGTGGGGCATCGCTTTCGTGATTTTTTCGGCAGCTTCCTTGGCCTCAGTTTTCCCACCGCCGACATTAAACACTCTGTACAAATCCTTTATGACCATTCTGGCCTTCAAAGTGCCAAAAGTAGAGATTTGTGCCACATTCTTTTCGCCGTACTTATCATGTACGTATGATACTAGCATATTACGTTGGGATGATGCTATGTCCATATCAACGTCAGGCAGCTTAATTCGGCCTGGTATTATTTTTAGCCCATCGCCAGTAGGGTGTTTGTCGGTAATTCCTGCTTGATATGCTACAATGGAGTTGGCACAATTTTCACTGCACTTTCGCCCACACTTATCCATATCAAAAAGATACCACGCCGAGTACCTGTTTTGCATCAGGAACTCGTACTCTTTTTCTCTTCGCGCTAGAAGATCTTCGCTTATGGCGTTGTTGTTCATAAAGTGGAAAAGCTGTTTGGTGAACCATTCCTTGGTTGTTTCCCACAAATCATCGGACAATTCCTCATCGCCAATGCTTTTCAAAAACTGATCGTAAGTCCACTCGCCAAAGCTGATACAAGGAGGAACGTTTCTTCCGATATTATAGAAGCGCTCAAAATACAGTCCGTATTTCACAGGATCTAGTATTGGGTCTGTCACTCCGATTAACCACAAAATCAAACAACCATTTGCTGACCCGCGAATCATCAAGGGTATATCATTATCTGTACAGAATTTTGCTACGTCCCAAACTATCAACATGTATGACGCAAGATTGGATTTCTTGATAACGCCAAGTTCGTGCCTGAGTCTATCAATATATTTTTGATCCTTGTTCAGCCCTCTTTCTTTCAGTGATGCTTCCGCAATCTCTGTCAGAAACTCCATATCATCTTTGTTGTCGGGAACTTCGAATTGTGGAGCGTTAAGCACACCGATTGGTAAGTCGAAATTACAACTGTCGGCAATCTCGACCGTTCGAGCAAGCTCTTCCTCGCTGAATTTCTTTGCCATTTCATCATAGCTTTGAAGCGGATCGCATGTAAACTCGAATACCTCTCCCGAATTTCTATCGTCCCAAATCCTATTGGTTTGAACACAGAGTAGAACATGGTGAAGCTCTGAATCTTCCGGATTGGGAAAGTGTGGGTCTGAACTGGCCACGCACGGAATTCCAATCTTGGGCGACATTTTTCTGAAAACTTCGTTGATTACTTTTTGGGCCGCTAACCCTGCGTCTTGAAGCTCAAGGTAAAATCTTCCATCAAATATGCTTTGATAATCTGCCGCTATTTTCTCGAACTCAAAAAAATCGTCCTTCAAGAACATTTCAACATACTCTGTTGTTGGGGGTTTGCCATCCACCAGATCTGCAAATGCTGAATCCAGATCAGTGAAAAGCGATTTGGGAAGTTCGCCGGCCATACATGCCGACAGTGCAACTAGCCCTTGGCTATGTTCTCGCAATGTATTCCTATCAAGCCTTGGCTTGTAGTAAAAGTGATCGGGATGGTTTGCTATTGCCAAAAGTTTTAGCAAATTCCTCCAGCCCTTTTCGTTTTGAACAAGTAAAATCAAGTGGGCTAGACTTTCTCGTTTTTCTGGTCTCACTTTTATGTCGTCACAGATGTAAACTTCACATCCAACAATTGTTTTCACTCCATGTTCCTGTCCTGCCTGATAGAATGGGACAGCGCCAAAAAGATTTCCATGATCTGTCAAAGCTATTGAATGTAGCCCAAGCTCTTTTGCCCTTTTTATTAACTCTTCTTCTTTCGACATTCCATCTAGCAAGCTATTGTGCGAATGACAATGTAATAATGCATAAGTTTTTTTCATCTTTCACCTATCATCATCAACCCGACTTTCCGCTTGGGGGTGGAAATTTACCGCCTTCTCTTAACCTCTCTTTGGCTACGTCTTGCATAACCTCAACTTGGCTTCTTTCGTCTGTAACAACTTGGGCTGCTACTATACCCCCAAATATAGCACCTAAAAATCCTCGTCTTGTTGGTCTTGTATTAATCATCGAACACATCCCCATTCCCAATTATCTTTTTGTCCTCATACTCAGCCGCTATTCTGCGATAAAATTCCATTTTGGCACACTCAAGAACACCAATAACAGAATTCATGTTTTTGTACCTTTTCCCACCAAGCTCCATCATAAGTGCAAAACAAAGTTTCGAAATAACATAGTTAAGCTCACCTTCGTTAAGTATCAATTGGGTCAACTGCTCAATGAACTGGTCCAGCTTGGGCCTATTTTCTGGTTCAATGTAGGGCATTAAATTAGTTCTCCTTTCTCGGCGTCTAGGTCATACAACCAACCATTATCATTATGACTATAGGGCATAATCTCATCTGGCTCAAAAAACAACCGCATTTCCCTTTCAGCCCTTTCAACAGAATCAGATGCATGAATTAAATTCATTCTTGTGCTAAGCCCCAAATCTCCACGAATAGTGCCCGGCTGAGCTTTTGAACAGTTTGTATCCCCAACTATTTTTCGCATAACGCTAACGGCATCTTTTCCCTCCACTACCATTAACAATACCGCACCAGATGTTACAAACATCACTTGATCATTATAGAAATCCTTAGCGACATGTTCTTCATAAAGTTTGTTAGCAGAATACCCATCAATCTGCCACATCATCATTCCAACTATTTGTAATCCTGTTTTTTCAATTCTCCCAATAATTTCTCCCATAAGCCTGCGCTTACACGCATCTGGCTTAAGCATCACAAATGTTTTTTCAAGCCCTTTCAGCATTTTCTTTCTTCCTTTCTTCATCTAAGTCTTTTATTGCCTTAGCGAACATTTTATGAACGACCTGTTCGTCCGATCTCCAAGTTCGATCTTCCCAAGGTCGCTTTTTAACGCTCTTAAGAAAACCTTCAAATTCATCAAAGTATGAACCATAAATATGGAAGCTGTCGGCTATATGACAATATGGACCCACAGTAATTTCTCTGCCTAATCGGTTAGACATAAGCATAGCGACTTTCGCTTGTAGCTGAATAAATGCCCACATGTTCATGAAGCCAGCTTTGAAAGCATCGTTACTACGAATATGCATATTCATATGAAGACTATCGTCAAAAATACGAAACCAAAACCGCTGTGCGCAAGGGCAGTGCGAATTCGGAGAATCAATCTTTGGATTCCATATAATGGCTTGTGCCCGTCTGGTGTGCGGAGATTCCTCAAGCTTGTCCAGAACATAATCCATCTGATCAAACTTATCATCTTCTTTGATAGCTTCAGTAAGGTTGGTTGCTCCGCTTTCCTTGTCAATAGCACTACACAAGACCTGTTGCGGATAGTTTACTAGTCTATCGTGATAAGTGTATCCCCACTTTCCTTCTTCTGGTTTAATCCAATGGTCATGAACACCCTCAGTAACCTCAAGTTCATATTTCTTAAGATCATCAAGCCCACCTGGGAACGCCCGATGGATTCTTGGTTCTGCGAGTGGGTTTGTAATAACAATCATAGCCGTACAATCCCTACTTGGAGGATCTTCTGGCTTGTCATATTCAGTTTTGATTTGCATTCCTTGTTCCCAACACTTTAGGACCGCCTCTTCCCAAGCGCTAGGTAAATCACTTTTGCACACCATTATAGGTTGTGGCATTAAAAATCTCCTTTGTAGGCATCCCAATATCTTTTGCAAGAATCTCGACCAATACACATAGCCTTACATTTCCATCCAATTGTTCTCTGGGGTTTTTCACAAGATAGAATTTTCAAATATTCTTCCATGAGGAAATTCTCGGTTTCTTGCCTTTGTCTATCGGAAAACACAACTGTCATCGGTCCACGTCTTAAGAAATCTATTGTGATTAATCTCTCTTTGTCCGGAAACTGGTAAGCTGCCGCCAAATCATAGATGCGAAGTTGATGATCGGTTTGTAGGGCTTCATATTTTGGGATCGTTTTGCTCGTTTTCCAGTCGAGAATTTCCAGCGTGTCTCCGTGGTCGATCACCACATCGAAAATCCCGTGAATTTTTATACCATTAGACAACGTAATTTCAAACTTCTGTTCTGTCCCAGAGTTCTCTATAAAAAAGTTAATCCCACGACGAAAGATTGCACCTGTTACCATATTAAAATATTCTTCTTCGTCGTGGTCTTCAATCTCCACCTTTTCGAGCTGGTCAAGCGCAGCCTTACTTTCTGCCCACAAAGCCCTCACGGCCTCTTCGATTCCTGTTTCATCATCAGGATCAATTCTAGCTTCGCTGACCACTAACCCTACATTCTCAAGGACGGTATGCACTAAACGCCCAAACACCAAACTCTTGCTAATGTTGGATATGCCCTTCACGTACTCAAGATAGTACGAAAATTCACATTTGTTAAAAGTCCCGACTTTTGACGAACTTAGGTGCGAACACTTCATACTATGCCTCTTTTCTGTAGAAACTTGAAACATTTTATCATTGTATCTCGCGGAGGCATATCTTCAATAAGCAAATCGAAGTATCCGTCATCTATCCCTGATTCACTTGTATGTAAATCCTGAGAACCGGGCGGTCGGCGTTGCAGTTTCACCAAAACTGGTACCAAACCATTAACCCTCATGTTTGTTTCAGCTATCGTTTTAACTTCGTTTACGAACCTAATATCCGGAGTCAAAATGATGTTATCCCTGCCATTTTCGCAAATGCGCTGAACTCTCCGAATGTAACCGTTTATCCAACATGAATCGTCCAATGTTCTCATTATTTCTGTGCCGAAAAATTGCAAGAATTCTCTGCTGGTCATTTTCCAATCCAATGGATCTCGCGGCATTAGCTTCTCGGTTTTAGTATGAATGTAAGATCCCTCGAAGTTCTGGTTCCCGAAAGAATAGGCCGGTTGTCCAAAAACTATATCGGCATCAATTAAAAAATCAGCTATCCTTTCTCGCAAATCCCAACTACGGCCTCGAAATTCCTCGTCAACAAGAGACAACATATCTGACCAGTACACCCCTATAAAAGTGTTTTTATCGTCGTCACTCCCATATGCTTGCTTTTCATCCACACCAAACAAATCTATACAAATTTGCTTCAGGCAATCTGCAAAATTAATCTTTCGAATAAGGGGCCTAGCCTCAACTTTCTTTTTGGCTATCTTTTGTTTTAGCTCTTCTTTGAGCAAATCAGCCAAGGTATCTTTACCGCTCTGTTTGCCTCCATGAATACCAATAATACAATTCATTTAATCTCTCCCGTAACTATTTCAAATTCTTCCTCGGTTAGTTTATCCACATCTTTACCATTAGGTAGTTTGACGGATAAGTCCACAATATCGAAATATCCATTGCTGTGTTTATCCAAAACTGTTTTCGTCTGCCTCACTCCGCGTTGCCCTGCTTCATCAGCATCCAGTAATAGGAACACCTTATTCACTTCAGCTTGGACCAATAATTTCTTGTGACCACTCTGAAGTTTACTACCAAAAACAGCTAAACAATTTCGATAACCACCCATCACCAACTTCATCACATCAAATGGTCCCTCAACCAGAATAGCTTCATGCCTATTCCGAATAAACCAATTCGCATGAAACATGTTGAACATATTTTGTGATGATTTGAATCCGTGGTGCAACCATTTCGGTTTCCACCTTTCCTCTAAATGACGCCCTGTAAATCCTACAATTTCACCTTCAAGATTTTTTACCGGAAAAATAATCCTATTCCATAATTTATTACCATTTACCGGACAAAACATCACATCATATGGTCGGATAAACTGCTCGTAACCTCGACTTCTCATAAACTCCGAAACCACTTCTGGTTTGTTGTGCTTGCGATACAGTTCCAACTCGGCGTCAATCGAAAATTCTTCTTTTTTTTTCTTCTTAACTGGTTTTATTTCTGTGCCATTAAATTCATCAGTATTAATCTCGGTTTTCATTTTGCGAACAAACCTAATAGATTCAACCATCGAACAGTCGTTAAGAAGTTGAACCAAACCAAAAATGTTTCGAGAATATCCTTCCCCACAGTTTTTAGTATAGCAGTTCCAGAAGCCCGTTGGGTATTCTGGCAATCCATAATACCACCCGAACGCTTGGGGGTTATCCCCCCCATGGAGAAAACACCGGGAACTAATATACAGATCCCCTTCCGTGTATTCAACCCCAAAGTACGACATAATAGCTCTGATGTTTCTATTTGCCCAAAGCGCCAATTCTTCAAGATCCCGTTGGCCCTTGATATCGCCATTACCTTGATCCTTTAGCAGCTTATTCAGAATTCGATTCCGTCGCTTGTTCATCAGCGCTTACCTCTGGCGTTGGAGGGGAAATCAATTCTGAAAACAACTTGCCTTCTTCGACTCTGCACCTAGATAGGTCTGTTATCAGATTGATATAATCCCCCTCATTAAGACCCTCTCCATAACGTAACAAAATAGGTGTCAGTCTCTTATCTCCATTTTCAGGACCGCCATCCCTCGCAATTTCCTCTTTTGGTTTGTTGGAAATTATTGATAGGCTATCACAAAGAAAAGTCAATCTATCAGAACCAGAAATTACATCCTCCGCATCACGACTAATACCCTCTCGGTTAAGTTGGATAAACACTATCATAGGTACATCATACACCACACAAAAATCGTGAAGCTGTGATAACATAAAACCCAAAACTTGAAATTCGCGGATGTCTCTGGACAATTCTTTTGAATCGGTCAGTTTGAGCCAATCAAGAATAATCAAACAATCATTAACCCTGCCGTCTTCTGCACGACCAACCTCTTTGACAACCCACCTTCTCATTACTGATAGGTACTCCGGAACATAAAGTCCAGCTGCGCTTCTAAAGTAAATTGGCAGATTGTTTATCAGGTGTCGTGATTTTTCTATCCTTTGGCTATAATCTTTATTTTGCTTCCATCTTCCTGTCTCTATCTCTCTTATCGGTACGTCTGTAACCGCTGCGCCCAATCTTACCCTTTGAATTTCCTCATTCAATTCTGTATCCAAATACAGCGTTGGGATATGGTTTCTTTCTCCCAGATATCTGGCCATATTAATACCAATGCTTGACTTGCCGCGTTTAGGTCTAGCTCCGATCAATGAAGTGGTTTTTCTCCTAACCCCACCTGTCGCTAAATCCCATCGCGGAAAACCAGTGGGAATCCCAACAATATCCACAGGATTGTTCGCAGTTTCTTGGGCATATTCGTAAAAACCTTGGCCCAACCTTACTGTGTCTATACTTTGTTTGCTCAAAAGCATAGATGTTTTAAACACACCTTCTTCGGCCATACTTAAGATTTGGTCAATGGGTTCGTTTCCTTTTATGTCTTCCAAACTTGTATCACTATCCATCAACGCAAAACGCAGTTGTCTGGCAATAGAAAATTTCTTGATCATTTTTACGTTGTTCATTACATTCCGACGCACTACGGATATGTCTTGCAACATTGAAAAAAGCTCTACTATATCCCTCAGCTTGTGGCCAAACAATCCGGCCCCATCGCGTTGTTTCAGCTTGTTAGCAAAACTTGTTTCATCTATCGCCGCATCATCTTCAACTATAATGTCTTTAAAAGTATCGTAAGTTACTGCATGAATGCTAAATGAGAAATCATTATGTGACAGAATCTCGTCTACATCCAACATAACTTCGGGATTATGCAAAATTCCAGCCAATACCGCACGTTCTGTGCTTTGATCAAATGGCTTTATATTTTTGTCAAACACTCGATTTCCCCTCACTTGCACTCCTCAAACATTTGTCACAATAGCCGCGAACTTTAGGCTTCTTGGAATCAGAAAGAGGCATCGGTACTTTTGACACATATAATGTGCCACAACTTGAGCATTCATATTCAAATTCATTAGCCTCTCTTTTCTCTCGCTTTTTTAAGTTCTCTGCTTTCTTCTGATTATTTTCGCTTCTTTTATCATCACTTTCGTCGCTTATTGCCATAACTTTATTGGGAGCCAAGTCACGGGCTGCCCTGTCTTTAGGAAGCTCCTCTTCTTTTAACGCTCTTTCTCTTGTTTCAACCACCCCATCAAAACTACCAAGCTCTTCGTTGGACTTGGAAACCGTTTCAGTCTCAACAATCTCAGCATCATCTTGTTTTGGCTCGATGTCAATAGTATCAATCACAATTTTATCCGACTGATCATCACCAACCATTTTTTTAACAGCTTTTGCGACAAGTCTTTCAATTCGTGTTTCTTCCGGATCATCTCCCGAACCAATTTCAAATGTTTGACCTGAGAGCGTTTCGTATACTTCCCCCACAGCTAACCAATCTTGATCACTCATAGCGGTTTCAAGAACACGAACCACTCCGTTTATAACTTTGTAAACCTCGTCCATTTGTTTGCTGAAATCAGATATCATTTTCAAGTACCTCCTTAAAATCTTCTTTAGTCACTGTTACAAAGGTTATTCCATTGAGTTCACAGAACACCTTCTTTGCATTATCCCTGTTTATCTGACCGGCAAAATCTATTTTTGTCTTATGGAAAAATGGAATATGCTCGAAATGCTGTTCCCCCTGAACCTCCACGGCTATTCTATTCGGCAAAACCAGAAAATCCAAAGACATCCTAGTTGTGGGAACTGTCCAATCTTCCAATATTATTTGTAGTTTGAATTTCTCCCTCAGTATTTTTCCAACCCTTCGTTGGAGATCTGATCGAGAGTTTTCCCCTTTAATTGGATAAGAAGATTGCCTTACGTCGGCGACCACCGATACATGTTTGCTTCCCTGTATTACCAAAAATTTCATTATAGTTCGAGCGAATCTCCCTTCTCACCCATAAACATCATTCTAAGTTCAGCTATCAGCTTTTGGGCTTGTTCAGGATTCTCTTTGAAATATACCCACAACTTTGACTTTCCTTGAACCTTAAACTCAGGACAAATTTTTTCATTCTTGAATGTAAACCACGATCCTGCGACTTCTATCCAACCCACGGCTATTGCTAATTCTATTGCTTCATATTCATGATCTATGGCCTTCCCATAAATAAGCGGGATAGCCAGTGTCTGATACGGGACAGTCAGGGAGGCTTCTGTCTTACACTTAATCCAGTGGCCCACCTGTGCTTCGCCAAATTTAATAGGATCGCCCTTACTCAATTTAAGTATGAAATCGGCTTGGTGTCTAAAATTAATACCTCCAACAATATACGTGTAATTTTTACCGTCCATGGAAGTGCCAATTCTACTGATCAATATTAAGAATGTTTGTTTAATCGGAATAGCATTAGAAACCTTTCGCATGAATTTTGCCATCATTTTTGCCAGTTCTCCACGTTGTTGGTCGGTCATAGGTGATGACAATTCTTTTTCAGAAACTAGGGCGGGGAGTGAATCAATTATAACAAACGCTTTTGGCACAGTTGTAATAACATCCGCTGCTATCTCCAAAAAATCTTCACCCGACAAAACCTTTTCTTCTGATTCAATAATATGAGATTTCTTTAGGTCAAGTTCTGGCACAGTGTCAAGAATTTCTTTTTGAAGCCTTCCTTCTACTTTGAAGTACCACACTTCTGATCCATGGTGTTTCTGAGCGAATGTAGCCCAATCCAATGCCAGCGATGTTTTACCAA